GTCACGGTTGTTTTACTATGAGTCTTACCTAATTCGGTAATAAACTGCTTAGATTGTTTGTTCATTTCACCTGCAACTATATCAGCGATTTCAGATTTTGCCTGCATTTTTGCTTTCTCTATTGCAAGTTGAAGGTCTGGTGAAACAGATGTAGCAACACCAAATAGACATAGTTTATCTTTGCCTTTACCAATAATAGAAGTATCACAGGCTTTTCTTTCAGAGAAGTCTGCCATATACCATTTTGGTACTTGGTTCATTGTCTTTCCGTTTTCAGATTTAATTTTGTAAGTACCACCAGCACAAGCATTAAGTAATAACGCTAATCCTAAAGCACCTACAAGTTTCACATTGTTTTTCATCATAAGTTTTTACTCTCCTTTACATCATATATCAAATTCTGCAAAAAGTCAAGCGTGGATTGAACGTATCCTAACGCCTGGTCACTAGATACATCATATACAATAACAAGTACGAGAGCAATAATGATTAAGTTTCTAATCATTGAGTTACCTCCCATTTTCCGTTTGGTTGAAGACACATCTTTCCAAATGATTTAAAAGCGTGTCCTGGCCGACTATAATATCGGCAATATTGAGGATTTCTAGTATCGTGATAATAGAACATAGCGAATAGGTCCCAATAACTAGGTCCATCGAATCGCTTTCTACCATCAGCACATTCCATAATCTCCTCTTTTACTATGGTATCACCTTTTTGTTTGATGACAACCTTAATAAAGCAGTATTGACCATTGACCTCTTCAGGTTCAACAGGTTTAATTGTACTATGATATACAGATGTATCATTATTTTGTTTTTCAATTTTGTCTAGTATCTCTTCTACTTTACTTACAGGATATACCTCACCACTTAAATCACCATTCTCATTAGCAACAGCAATACCTGTAGCAAGTAAAAATACTATTAATACAAAAGTCCATACAAGGTATCTTCTTTCATTAAAATTAGGGTCAAACATATTTTTTTAACTCCTCAATAGATTGTTTCGTATTGTAAATCTCCTCTTCTAATTCTTTAATTCTTGACTCACCAGAAATCTCAATCTCTTCTTCTTTGTCTTTGATTTCTGATTCTAATTGTTCTATTCTTTCTGAATATCTACTAGTGTACATTAATTTGTCCTCGGCTTTTCTATCCATTGACCATCTGGTAATTGACAAGCAGTACCAAATACTACTTCTCTGTTTACGTTACCAACACCTATCAAAGGCCATTGATTAGTAATATCTACCGTGGCGTCATATTCTACACACTTTAATGGCCCCTGTAAATAAGACCTAGTTGTGTGAATAATACCACTATTACCTGTTTTTGAATTGTACCAGTTTGTATAACTAGAACCGTTAGGACTAGTATTCAAATGGTCTACGAATACTGCGTTGTGAACATCATAATCACTATTATACATAATTTCTGCACCGGCAAACGCACCAATAATAGCACAACCAGCGGCGGCATATGGGTCTGTTAAGCCATTTTCTACACAAACTGCTGTTGTTGTAGTACCACCTAGTATTGCACCTGTGGTTGACCTACTTGTACTACAATTTGTTAACGTCAAGACCATTATAATCATAATGGTTGTCTTCATCAATAGTTTTTTCATAATCATTTATATTTTCAAAAAATTCAGAGTCAACTTTAGTTTTAGCAACTAACAATGAATCTGATTGTATCACTTCAATTTTGTTTCTAATATGTGGGTCAGATGGCGAAGTTTGTCTTAACTCATCCGCCATCTTTTTTATAGAATCAATCTTATCACAAAAAGATTTAATATTCTGTACCATTAGTTTTTCGTAAACAGATTAATTATCTGTTCCTTCGTACTGATAAATTGTGCTCTCATTTCTGCCCAACTTTCAGTTTGATATTCTTTTGTTTTTTGCCATTCACTCTGAGCAAAGCTAGATACTTTACCAGGCACAGCAACGATAGCGTCTTTAAATTCTTTAGGCGTTATCGATTCTTCCGCTTTAGCTTTATTAAGTTCTAAAGAAACAAGTATAAAAGCGGCGATTAATACTACACCAAATGTTAATACTCTTTCCCAAACTTTTTTTATAACTTTATCCACGATTTCCTCTATTTGTTGGTTTGTTAAATTAGTCACCAAGACCTACTTCAGCTCTTTTCTCAGCCAGTTCAATCTCGGAGATTCTCATTTTTTCGGCATATGACATACCAAAAACTGCATTATAAAAATAGTCAATAGGGCTGGTGCTTGACCACGCCTCTAATAACTTCTCAAAATTTATATCTAAACCTGAATAGTATTCTGGATTTGTTTTCTTTAATTCAATATGGTCTTTGAAGAATTGTATTCTATTGTCAAACTTATCATTCTCTTTGGCAAATAAGTCTTTCTTTTTAGACATCTTAATGTCTTTTTGTTTTGCTACATCAAACTCAGCAAACAGAGTTTCTTTAGTATAATTAAACGACATAATATATAACCTCCCGAGTTATCTCTATACTATACAGGAAAACGTTAGGAATGTCAAGCCTCCAATAAAACGTGTATTTACACGCTTTTTCAACAATTTAGAGCGCCTAGGACGCACCAGGATTGGCGAATCAATGTCTTTCGTACATACCAACTGGCTCTGGAAACTGCATTTCTATCTGTTCCTCAACCTGTGGTTGTTCTTTTGACGCCTCTAATTTGTGTTCATTCTCTAGCCAAGTCTCAAAATCCTTGACCTCTTTTTCCTTATAGGCGATTGTTTCGTCAATCAATTTGATTGCACCGGTCGTATCGCCACCCACCAACTTTTGTTTAACGTTTTTTAAATCATCAATTAATGCTAATACTTCGTTCATTAGACTTTCCTTCCTGCTGTCTTTAAGTCTGATTTATTGACCACCATATATGGACCTTTGTTATATGCTGGCACTACCGTAAAATTCTTTGACGCTTCTATCTTCCAACTATTATCTACCTTTTTACCATTACCACATATCTTATTTGATAATTTAGGTTGTGGTTGTACATCTGATAAATCTGTTGTAGGATAATAACCACTATTATTACTTATATCTTTTGACTTGATAATATCTCCTTTATCATCAACGTTAAGACCTAGTGACCTCATCCACTTGATATGTTTACCAAGTACGTATTCAAAATGTTGTTGTTTACTTATTTTTGCTTTTGGCATTTGACTCATCTTCACTTGACATTAATAAAATAATATAATGGGCGGCCTTTAATAGGTCTTTCCTATTACGACCATCTTTCTTACCAAACCTAGCAAGATATTTAATTGCATTTGCTTGACAAAAATCTTTGTCTATACCACACGACCTCAATAGGTCTTGTACTTGTACACCTTCTTTAACTTGAGCATAGTGTTGACCATATGTAGATTTAATATAGTCACCTATCTCTTTTAGTATTTTATCTTCATTGTATTTCATAATTATATTCCTAACGCCTTTATAACATCTTCCTCTGATAATGGCAACCTTTTTCCTGATTGTATCCAATCTACCATTTGTTCAAAGTTAAAGGCTTCATCTGTTTTGCCTTCTTTTTCTAAAACTTTTTGTGCTATCTTAAAAAACTTTAAGACATTCATATCATTACCAACACCATCTGGTTTACTTTGATATTTACCTGGTCTTTGATTACTCATTCTTATCTCTCTCTGGTCTAAAATCATTTAAGTGATTCATATTTGCATATCTACCATCTTTATTGATTGCATATGCTAATGTAGCTTTGTGTCTTTTACTAGTTTCAGCATATAAACTTTTTGCCTCATCATAAGACTTAACAATTGTTTTGGTACTTTTACTTAATGGTCGCCACTCCATAATAGAATACTCAACAGCATTATCTATTATGTTTTGTTCCCACTCATTTGGTTTATTTAATTTAGGCTGTGTCATTATTTGCTTTAATAGATTTTTCTATATCTTTATCGTATTTTTTATTTCTCTTTATCATCTTGTCAAGAATTTTCTTAACGTCTCTTGTTAGGTATAACATATAGAATACCATACATAATACAAGAACAGATAAAGCAATATTAACTATATCGTTCATTATTTCCACCATTCGTTTTCAAGATTAATTTGAACATCAACATCTGATTTTTCTTTTTCAGTAAGGTTATCTTTTATCTGGTCAAAATAACACCAGTAAGTCCCACCAAGACCTGAATAAGTCACAGCACCTTTATAACCAAGGTCTGTATCATATGTTTTTGCATTTAGGGCTGTATCATTTTCAGCCGCTATATCGTTTGCTTCAGTAGCAATACCGATATTGATTATCTCACCAACTCTACCGTGGTTGCCGACAATCTTGTCACCTACATTAATTATCATAATATATCCTTTTGTTAGTGTTTAGTTTTAAATAAGTATTCTTTATCGTATGAAAGACCAAGACTATGACAAATATATCCTGGGTCTTTATCAAAATATTGTATTAAATCTTCAGCTTCTAAAATCCACCTGATAGCCACTTCACGATTTTTTGCACCGTGTTTAATAGTATTGGTGATATTCTTTTCAAAATTCTGATAGGCCTCTTCTTCAAATTTAGCCTCTAGTTCACGTTCACTCTTTGCCACTTCGGCAAGGTGATTCAATTCTTTTTTAAGGTCATCATCTGACATTTCAGAAAAATTATAGTGTCTACCTTTTACACCATATGCCTCTTTGTGCATTTCATAAACATCTGTTTCTAGGAAGTACCTATCAAGTTGAGCAGGTGTTGTGATACCATACTCTTTCCAATGGTCTAAATCTTCCGTAATCATACCAATCCAAAGACCTGGCGTCTTTGCCATTTCTTCTTTAGATTTAGCGTTGATATTTTTAAGATGTTCTAGTAGTGTCATTTAAGCGGCCTCGTCTAATTCAAATTCAATAACTTCGTCAACATTGTTTTCGTCAATGTCTAACAAATCTAAATTGTCAACTTTAAGTATATCATCTTTTGCATTTGCTTTAGTGATATTACCTTTTTTTAGGTTATCAAGTATATCATCTACTTGTTTTTCGGCTGTGTCCCAAGCCCATTGCATAGTTTTTGACATTATATAAGTCCTTTCTTATTGTTAATAATTATATCAAATAAATCTAAAAGAGTCAAGAGATTTCTTTTCTTGGCGTCTTTTAATCTTTCTTGTAGTGTTTTTTTCTTTATCATATACAATTATAATATCACACCAGGCATAGAAAGCAAGCGTTTTTTTCACTTTTTTTAAACTTTTTTTTGAGACCAGGTAACGATTGTGGAGCTATTTTGTTCTGGTTTTGTTCACTTCCAGTTGTTTTGCACCCATTCCACGTCAGATTCGTGAGGATTTGGTTGTCCGTGAAACACGGCCACCAACGATTCGCTGTTCTTTTCAAACGTCCAGTCTGATTTATGAAATCTAGGGTCGTCTCTGGTAAACCACTTATATGAGAAAGTCCAATCATTAGGCATATATCTCATCCAGGGAAGGTGCCTCAAAAGTTCAAAGGTCACATTTTGGTCTCCTTGAAACCGTCTCCATTTTGGTCTATCTTCGTAATACTTTTCCCACACAGCCGGTGTGGCATTCTTATTATTCCATTTCATAATGGACGAATTAATACCGTCAAAACCTGTAAAATCGTGTAGAACACCAAAGGTCATATCATCACCAAAATTAGCCATCTGGTCTATATTCTTTAGTATGACCACATCTAAATCCATATACAAATTTACACCATCTAAACCACTATCAGGATGAAATAACTGCATTTTATTCCACCACCCTTGTTCATCAAACAAAGGAAATTGTTTAAATTCTATATCGCCTTTTACTTGTTTATGTAGTGAAGTGTTATCTGTAAAACAAATAAACTTATGGTCAATCGTTAAATGTCTTTTGACCATATTGTACAGGTTTTGTACATAAATTGGTTTGTATTTGTTGCCGTAGAAAACACAAACAAAATTTATCATATCTTTATCTGTTCTTCTAATTTTTCTGTTTCTAAATGATTGTTAGGTTGTTTCATTAACATTTCATATGCTGTACCATCTGCAATCTCTGATAATTTAAATTGATTATCTACTACCATTTTCAACCACTCATTTACCGTTTTATGTCCTGGTCTCATAGGTTTTGTAATCTTGCCAATGTGGTCACCACATATAAAACTTACTATGTTTCTCTTATGTGCAAATACTGGTGTCATATTTAATACTGCGTCAACAGCTGATAATGACATATTAGTTACCAATGCTTGACAACCTTTTAGTTCGTCTCTAATATCAGTTTGCCACCATTGATTTCCTGGTCTAGGTTTCTGTCTAATCTTAATTGGCATTTCTGCAAACTCTGTGCCAAACGTTGCTTGTTTTATTTGTTCACTTGCAACTTCAATCCACTTCTCAACTGACATACCATTTATGTGCATAGTTACCGTTGGTGATGATGGTGCTAATAAGAAGTGTGTCATTTCACCTGTCTGCCAACCTTTAAATTGACAATCAATACCTTCACTTTCTAGTTTAGATAATCTTGTACCATCACCTACTGCACCTCTAATAGTGTGTAAATTACCTTTACATATTCTAAAGTAAGTTCTATCCCAATCAACCTTTGGTTCTGGATATCTTGTAAATGGCACATTTAAATAACCAACATCAACATACCACCATTCTTTATTGAATCTTATACACTCTCTAATTTTATCTACGTTTTTACCTGCTAAACCCCAAAAGAAGTGTACCTCATCATCTTTATCTTGCCAACCTTTTTCAATTGCTGGCCAAATATTATGTGATAAACATTTGTCCCAACCTATTTTGTGTGTTATAATCATATTATACCTCTGCGCCTCCTAATAATTTACACTCATAATCAATTGACGACCATTGACCGTCTGTTGGCAATTCTTCGTGCATATATTTTGAAGCTAAACATTTTTGTTTTGTATCGTGCAAACCTACAGGTTGACTAACACAACCTGTTCCCTCTGCCATACATATTGTTAATATTAAAACCCATTGCATTATAAATCCACCCTTTTCATATCATTATATATAGAATACCATTCGTTAGAATAATCACAATCTTTATAGTCTTTAAAATATGGACCGCCTAGTGTGAAGTGTACATTTTTAGCTCTTGAATTGTGTTCATATTCACCAACTAACCAATTCCATTCTAATGGTATCTTACCAATAGAATAGTCATTTGGCAACCATTTAAATTGATGAAGTTCTAAACCAGAGGCTGTATTGACATATTCTGGTGTTAATTTGGTACACATTGTATTATGAAATAACATCATACTAGACCAATTTTTCTTTTCAAACTTTTCATTTTTTGCACCTCTAAACTTTACATTTTGTTTAGGTTCGTAATCGTGTTGACAACACATTACAGAATATTTAAACGTTCTCATATCCCATAATTCTTTTATATCATCACGTAATAACATATCACAATCCATAAAGATAGCCCAACCTTTATAACCACACAAATATGGCACCATAAATCTACTAAAAGCAAAATCAGTTGATTGATTAGGTTGTTTTTCTCTAGTAAATCCTGGTATATTACCTAAACATAAAGGTGTTATTGCTACTGGTTCTGTCGCATATCTCCTAATACTTTCTGATAAAGTATGATATGCTACGGTCTCACCTTGGTCATAACCTATAAAAATATTAATCATAGATAGTCACACCAATTTTACCATTACAATTAATAATTCTGTGTATGACATCTGTTTTCATTTGAAATACATTACCAGCTTTTATAACCTCTTTATGTGTTAAGTATTCTACGTCTTCTTTTCTGTATCTATGAATATTAGGTCTTATATTACCAACATACCATTCTATTTCAACATCATCATTAGGGAACATCATAATAGCTTCTTGTCTATTGTTATCAACTATTAA